NTCGGAAGGCAGATTGCCGGAGCCAGAAAGTGGGGTGCTTACTGGAATGGGTTCATAATCCGGCGAAAATACAAGGATTTCAAGGAATTACGGCGCCGGTGGGACGAAATTATTGTCAAAAACGGCTTACCAGCCATACGAGTCGGTGGAGAGAACCAAATCAACTATATCAGGTTCACTAGCAGCACATATAAGGGTGCAATCGTCACTTTGGCCGCAATCGGCTCCCTGGATATGGTCGATGACTGGTGGGGCCATCAGTTTACTGAAATTGGCATCGATGAGGCCCAATCTTTCCCGTTTTTGGCTCCTATGATTGATAAGTTGAAGGGGTCCCTGCGATCCCCACACGGTGTTCCCTGTCGGATGTTCCTCACCGGCAACCCTGGCGGACCTGGCGCTGCCCAGATCAAGGCCATGTATATTCCTTATGAGTACGGAGGTGATATCGATGTTAGGGAAGGTGATGTAAATTGGGTAGAAGTGACTTCAGAGTCAGGCTATACGGCAAGGATCAGCCGGGTTTTCATCAGATCGGCGCTGGAAGACAACCGAATTCTGACTCAGGGAGACCCGGAGTACGCAAACAGGCTCCGATCTATTCAGGATGGAGCTCTTCGGGCAGCCTGGATTGATGGTCGTTGGGATATCTTTATTGGCCAGGCCTTCAATTTCACCAAGGCTAATGTACTCACCGGGAAAGACTGTATTGATCCTCCTGAACACGCTCCGATTTTTATGACCTTTGACTACGGATTTGGCGCTCCTTTCAGCATCGGCTGGTGGTGGGTAGATGGCGATAACCGTCTGTATCGATTCAAGGAATGGTATGGCTGCCGTAGCGATAACCAGCCCAACGTAGGCATCCGTCTCACGGACCAACTTGTCGCGGAAGGCATACTTGAGCGCGAGAGCAAGTGGGGCATTTTAGGCAAGGTCCATAAGCGCATTGCAGGCCCCGACTGCTTTCGTAAGAAGCCTGACTACAAAGGTGGCGGCCAGGGTCCGGCGACCGCAGACGAGTTCATAGCTTACGCACAACGCGAAGATGTAATTGCAAAATATGGCGAAGTTGATCTCAAGATGCAGCCTGGTGACGCTGACCGCGAGCGTAAGATTCGCCAGTTCCGCAATCGTCTTGGCGCCGCTCCCGAGGGAGAGCTCCCTATGCTCGTCGTCTACGAAGACTGTCGTGCCTTTATTCGTACTGTACCTTCTCTGTGTACCGACGAGGTGCAGTTAGAAGACCTGGAAGATGGGCAGGAAGATCATGTGTATGACGAGGCCTGCCACATCTGCCAATACTTCCCCATTGGTATAACTGATGAGGAAGTCCAGTCGATGATCGAAAAACGAGAAAAAATAGCCAAAAAAGCAAAACTTAACACCATGAGTAGAGCGGCCCTAGACGAGCTGGAGTTTATAAAAAGCCAAATAGAGGCAGAGGAAGAGGCACCGGCTTGGTTGCTATAGTTGTTTTTCTTGTTTATCATGTAGGTATATACCAACGCACGACCTAATTACTCCTACCAGTAATGGAGGACAAATAATGGATCAACAGTACCTATTGCTAATAGTGATCGGAATAATGGGAGGCGTCGCTGTTCTCAATGCGGCTCTCAACTATCTGACAAACAAAAGGATTCTTAGGCACAACAACAAGCTCGTTAAAGCGATAATTGCAAATAATGTTGCAGAATACGCAGCCGCCGAACGTACACCAGCTGACGAAATCGAGATTCTGGATAAAGAAAACGAACTCGCAAAAGAAGCGGCTAAACTTACCAAGGGCGAGCCTGAGACACGCATACCAATATAAGAGGGTTTAATGGCCAGATGGCTTACAAAAGGCCAGTTTCACAAAGTTTGGTACGACCCGGATCAGTGGCAGTTTGGTCTCAGCTTCTATGCTGGGGCTGAAGGCGTCGGTGTGCATATTGGCTTTGGACCTTTTGATATAACCTTTGAGAGGGACTATTAATGCCAGAATTACCTACCGATAACGAATTACAAGAAACTTTTGGACAAGTTTTCAGGGACTTGGAAGAACCTTACCAGGTCGTGTTAGAGCGATCCTGGTTCCGCAACATTCTTTATTTTATGGGTGAACAATGGCTGGCATGGTTAGACCAAGCCGGATCATTTGGCACCCGTTACGGGCTTAACTTTAGCGTCCCTACGCCTGTCTCCAACATTATCCGTGACTACGCTCGGTCCATGGGTGCTCTTATCCTGAATAAGCAGTACACAGCGACTGTGTGGCCTAATTCCCAGGAAACTAAGGACAAAGATGCGGCCGAGATAGGTAACGACGTCCTAAGATGGCTAAACACCCGTAACGAAAACGAAATCGAGGATATCAAGGAACTCATCGTCCTGTGGATGTGTCTCACCGGCAACGCATTCAGCCGCACGTTTGCTGATACAGATGCGAACGGCTTCGTCATTGATGCCTCCGGTAAATCCGTAGGTAGGGCTGATGTCGCCACAGATATCGTTCTTCCTTTTAATGTAAGGGTCTCTTCTATCGGTCAGCGCCTGAAACAAAAAACCTGGGTTGGCTGTAAGAACCTGTGTTACCGCGAATGGGTTGAAGATACTTATGGCGTAAAGCTACAGGCGAGCGAATCTGATCTCAGGCAGGTTGATTATCAACGCCAGCTTCTCTCATTGGTTGCCTCTGTTAGTCCATGGAAAGGCCGTGGTGTTGAAACCAGCGACCTGTCAGCTGTTCCTAGGGACGACCTTGTAGTGGTAAAGGAGATCGAGTACAGGCCGACTAAAGATTTTCCGAATGGTCGGTATGCCGCGATGGCAGACGGTAATAAGCTCATCAATCTTGACCACCTGCCTATACCTATCAAGAATGGCAAATGGTTCTACACATTTGACCATTTTCTCTATAACCGCACTCCAGGCGGTTTCTGGGGGTCTGGCGGAGTCGATGATTTGATATCTCCGCAGAACATGTTAAACGAGGTCGATCAAGCCCTCGCAATCAATCGTAAGTCGTTAGGGCGTCCTTACATCTTGACCCCTACCGATCTTGTGCTGAAGCGGCTTTCAGAGAGGGGGCAGGCGCTTCTCATGGTCCAGTATGATGCTAGGACCTCTGGGGGTCAGAAGGCACAAATATTACCTGGGACTCCATATCCGCAGCAAATCCTTGACGAAAGAAATATCCACAAGGAAGTTGCCCAGGAGGCGGCCGGTGATCCTAAAAATGTCTTACGGGGCAAGGCACCTTATGCAGGAGCTCCAGGCATTGCCATTGATATACTAAGGGAGACGGCAGAGCAGGGACACGCTCCCGATGTACGCAGGTTCTACCGGACTTGGAATCGTGTGGAGCGCAAACGACTGGTACTGGTCTCCAAACTCTATACAGAGAATCGTCTTATTAAGGTCAAAGGCGAAGGCTCCGACGTGAGGATAAGACAGTTTAAAGGCGCCGATCTTCACGGTAATGTCGATGTTCACTTAGAACTCGACAGTGGGTTGTCATCTACCAACGTCGGGCGGAATCAATTCATGATGCAGCTCATCCAATATGGATTCTGGAACCCAATGCAGGGTCCCAAGCCTGACGTCCGAAGAGAACTTCTGAAGAGATTCGGCATGGCCGGTTTCCCAGAAGAGGAAAATATACATCAAGATAGGGCCGAATACGAGAACTCGCTCATCGTTGCCGGTAAAAGGGAGGACCTTGAGGATATCGCTCTTCCTCCGATGCCTACTGGTGAACCAGACCTTGAGGCAGACCCGACTGGTAATACTGAGCTCATTATCGTGCAGGATGATCCGGTCTTTGAACTTGATGACCACTTTACTCATGTGCAGATGCACGACCGTTTAATCTTTAGCCGCGAGTTTAAGGAGTTGAAACCTGATATTCAGATGGTAGCTATCCTACATCGCCAGTACCATAAGGAAACATTAGCTGAACAGATGATGGCCGAGCAGGCGTTGCAGATTGGGCAACAGCAAGCACAAGGAATTAAGGAACAGGCAGCCCCGGAGGAGGGTGTTGAGTCTCCCGAGGGCGCTGTTGGCACACCCGGAGCAGGGGTGATGGGACAATAACCTTTTTAGGATGTAGGAGAGAAGACCATGATGATTTCGGATGAAGCAAGAGAAGTTTTGAGTTACATGAGTGGCAAGATCGATCTTATGCAGAATGAAATTGAGAATCTGCCTATGAAGAAAATAAAGATGTTCTTACTAGGCTCTATCTGCACACTTGCCTTCATGACCGCAGGCACTATTGTGTATCACCTTATTACTTCAGCTAAGGGGATGTAAGTGATGAGAGGCGGAAGCAGCAAAGTAAAAGGAGGGGGTAGGTAATGCCAGAATTCACATCAGAGGCACAACGGAGATATTTCTATGCGGTTGCTTCTGGTAAGGCACGTAAGAAGAAGAAAGGTGGTCTGACAAAGAAAGAAGCTCGACAGGCAATCGCCGAGAACAGGGGTAAACGTAACTTACCGGAGAGAGCATGAAAAAGTTCTGTATAATCCTGAGTATATTGCTTGCGAGTCTGCTATTTGCAGGCAACGTGGATGGCAGGACATTCACTCAGGAAGAAGTCCTTAGTATCTATGCTGCTGCTTACACTGCGATGGACAAGAAATATGGGTCGCTACAGTGTAACGTCAACACTGCAAAGCACGACAACTTCAGATGGACATGGGACGCACATTATATTGTTGTAGAGGAGATTACTCGTAGAGTCGTTCTCAAGAGATGCCACGAACATAGTAGCAGGGGAGGGTACTCATACGAGATTTATTACTTCTCTGATTATGACAATGACGGTAAGCTAGACCGTGTGAGTCGTGAATACATCATTGTGGATAGTAATAATCTGCATGTCATATACCATCCACCGGAAGAACTTCAGGATGCTATTGCCAAGTGGGCTCATAACATTAAGAACGCACAGGCCTTATACGAGGCCGAATTAGAATTTTGGTACAACGAATTGAAAGAGGAGATCGAAAATGCCGACTAAGAAAGAATTGAAACAGGAGAAACCAGCTCCGCCTACGCAAGCGGAACGTATGCGTTATAACCAGTATGTCAAGAAGATGATGCGTAAAGGTGGAACACCAGCTCCGATGAAACAATGGATACAGACGCAACGTGGTAAGTAACCTACTATGGTTTTTAGCAGGTATCGTGATTGGATTCTTTACGACCTGCTACGTGTTTTATAAACTTCTTGGAGGATACTGTGTCAGACGAATGGAAGCTGAAAAGAGTTTACAAGAAGAAGGGTATGACGGACCTGTTTAAATCTGAAGGCCGTAGTCTTATAGTGGATTTAGCTGAAAAGAAAACCAAAAAAGCAGTAAAGAAACTATTAAGATAGAGGAGGATATCATGACAGACGAAAAACCACAAGCGGCTCCTGAGAAGCCGCAAGGGATGCGCATGGAATTGCACGTCGAGTGGATAAATGGCAACGTCAGTGTTAGCGCACCGCCTAATCCGATACTCGCAATGATCATCATTAGCGATGCTATGGAGATTCTTGCTAAGGAGTATGCGAAGGCGATGCAACAGGAACAATCATTGATTATCCAGCCGGGAGGTGTTCCGGTTGACAAAAGGATAGTTGAGGAAGCTCAAGGTAATAAAGGTTAAGGAGATCAATGATGGCGAAACTTATCGACATGAAACGTCCAAAAACCAAGAAATCGCTTATTTCTGGTGTTCCAGAAGAGTCATACGAGAAGTATGGTTACGGTTTGCGAATCAACCTGGATAGCGATGATATAAAAAAGCTAGGCGATCAGGTAAGCGGACTAAAGGTAGCTGGCAAGGCAACTATCAGCGCGGAGGTTTTAGTGGTAAATATAAATGTTGCTGAGAGCCTTCGTGATTCTGGTAAGGAATCCACTGCCAGCGCCGAGTTGCAAATAACAAAACTTGCTATTGAAAAGGTATCATCTGCTAAGGGCGACAACTCGCTCAGAGCAGTCAAGCAAAGATTAAGGAAGGGTATTTAACCAATCTTTAGTCCAAATTTGTTCTGGTTAATGTGTTGTTAACCCATTAACGCGAACTATATTAAACCAAAAGGAGGAAATTATGCCAGAAGAAGACATTGGGACAAAACCGCCGGAGGCCCAACCCGGCACATTACCACCTGGCGAAGGCGATCCGGGTAAAGTGGGCATCCCGGCCACTGATTTATCTGGGGAAAAACCACCTGTTGACCCAGAGACAGGTAAACCGGCTGAAAAGCCACCGGCTGAAGAGCTTGAATTCATCGAAAAGGATGGAGTCAAATACTACAAATCGTTTGATAAGCACCCTGAGTGGCGTGAACTGAAAGACACTAAAACCGCCATGGCAACAGTCCTCGAAGAACATGGCTTCAATAGCATAGAGGACGTGGTTGCTGCACTTCAACGCGGTAACAGCTTAGCTGACCTGCTCGGAACATCCGATGCTAATAAGGTCCAGGCCATTCTCGATAAAGCTGATGAGATGGACAGGACCAAAGAGTATTGGGCCGAGAAGGAAGCCGAAAGGAAGGAAAAGGGTGAAACTGATGAGGAAACAATAGCTCGGTTGAAAAATGAACTCAAAACCGAGAAAACCGCTCGACGGACTGATGCTACAGACCGTGAGACCATGGACTCCAAAAGGGAACAGCTCACTACCTTTAATAAGGATGTGGGCGCCTTAGTGGATTTGGCCGAAGGTCTGGGCGATTCCGAAAAGAGTATGTTGAAACTGCACCTTGGGGTCGATAACCCGATGGACGAAATCAATATCGGCGATAGGACCGCAGTTCGCACAACCGCCAAAGATGTTATATCCAACTTTACGGATTTCATCAAGGGCGTGAGACAAGCCGCAATCGACGACTATGCTGCTGGCAAATCTGAAATCGTACCTGCTGTTGCTCCAACTGGTGAAGAAGTTCCTGCTGTTAAAAAGCAAGCGGTGGAGGTCAAAGAAGGTACGACCATAGAAGAGGCAGTGGCGGAGGCTAATAAGCTGGTTATTGAACAGTTTACGAATCTCCCCGAATAGTCCGTTGGGCAGCCGTATGTAAAGGAGAACAAAATGGCTGCTTTAACAACTCCCGGTGCTATGGACACCACTGCAATCACCTATCAGTTGAAACAGGTGTATGGTGACTTAATCACCGATTTGTTCGCCACGCATAAGATGACCTACAATCAGTTCATCAAGTCAGACAGGCCTGCGTCTAATCCGCCAGGCGGTGTCGGGTACTACTTTGCTACTCGTCAGTCTGATATTGAATCAGTAGGTGCGCGTGCGGAAGGCGAGTACCTGCCGGAACCCATCAAGGGTGAAGATGTTCAGGGGCGAATTAAGCCCAAACTTGTTTACGCGACATTGAGACTCTCTGGTCTGGCCATCGAAGCCGGTCGAACCAATGTCATGTCGTTCGTGAACGCGCAAGGTGACGCTACCATGTCAGCCTATCGCGCATTAACCGTTGACCTTAACCGTCAGTGTTGGGGCGATGGCCACGGTAAAATGGCTACTCTGTCAAAAGCCTCAGATACCCTTTCTAGTGCCGCTTCATGGACAGTTTTCTGTTCTAATGACGTTGGTGTTAGATATCTTCGTAAGGGCATGATCGTGGACTTTTACACCAGTGGTGGTGCTCTTGACGAGTCAGCTGTTGCGACCCGTATCCAGAGTGTTGATCCTATCAACAAGCAGATCGAGATGGAGAAGGTAGATTCTAT